CGCAGGGCGGCCACCTTCAGCCACAGCAGCTGTGGCGTCGGCGCGACGAACAGCGCGTTCAACTCGGGTGTGCGGACGCCGATCGAGGTCGGCCCGACCAGGCCGCCATCCCGGCCGCCTGCCAGGTCGATCGGCGTGAGGAACTCCAGGCCGTGAATGGCCTCGATGTCCTTGCACACCACGTAGGAGCCGTCGGAGTGCTTGGTGTTGAAGACGAAGTCGCCGGGCGCGGCGGAGAAGCCCAGGCCCATCCGGTACTGGGCGGTGGCGGCCGGCACCGGGAAGGCACCCCACGTGCTCACGACCATGTCAGCCTCCCGACACGGGGACGAAGTTGGGGTTCACGCCGACCTGAACGCCCTGCTGTGTCACGCCGAGCAGGCTCGATCCGGAGGCCAGTGCGGCGGCCCCGTTGCGGAGCACGGTGTCGGCGAATTGGTTGACGTCGGCCCCCTGCTGCATGAGGTTGGTCTGCTGCACCGTGTAGGTGACGCTGGGCTGCTGGCGGGCGCTCTGGCCGGCGGTGCCGAACGCCGTGGACAGGGTCGACGTGTTGATCGACAGGTCCGGGTTGAGTAGCGGGTCGAGCCCGGCGAGCCCTGCCGCCGCGAGGTCGCCGGCGGCCTGGCCGACCAGGTCCTGACTGTCGCGCAGGGCGTTGGCGAGGCCCTGCGCGACGAACACGCCAATGGCGTAGGTCTCGCGGCTTGGACTGTGGGTGTTGAAGCCCGAGATGAAGCCACCCAGGATGTTGCCGACCAGGCCTTTCACCCAACTCAGGATGGAGCTGGCGATGGACTTGAGGCCGTTCAGCAGGCCCTGGAGGGCGTCCACGCCGATGCTGTACAGGCGCGAGCCCAGGTTGCCGATGGCGTCGATCACCTGGCCGGGCAAGCCGGAGACGAACGAGACGACCGCCGAGACTCCGTTGCTGAAGGCGTTCCGTGCCACGTTCCACGCGTTGGAGGCCCACGTTCCGATCATGACGGCCAAGCTGACAATTGCGTTGATCACCATGGCGGGCAGACCGGAGACGAATGCGACGGCAGCGTTGACGCCATTCACGAAGCCGTTTATGAGAGTGTTTCCGACCTGCACCGTGAATACAGCGATGCTGTCGACCAGACCCACTATCGCGTTCACGACCATCCCGGGGAAACCAACCAGAAAGTCGATAACCGCCGTGAATCCGGTCACGATACCGGAGATTAGCGCACTGCCAACGCTGACCGTGAACGCGGTGACATTGTCCACCAAGCTCGTGAGAGCGGCTATCGCGTTACTCGGGAAGTCCACGAAGAACCGCAGGGCAGCGCCGACGGCGAATCCGAAGGCGAAGACGAGCTGACTCAGCAGAGCGCCGATCTGCGCAGGCAGGCCGGCCAGGAACGACAGGATCTGCCCGGGCAGCGCGACGAAGAAGTTGACGATGCCAGTGACGACCGATCCAACGAACGAAACGACCGAGTCGAACCCATTGACGAAGAACGAGACGACGCCATCGACGGCGGCGGAGACAGCGGACCCGATCGCGGTCCCAATGCCTACAAAGAACGTAACTACCCCGTTCCAAATACCAACGACGAAGTTCACGGCTGCGCTGAAAGCGCCAGCGATAACGCCGCCGAGAAACACGAAGAAAGACCCGATAGCGTCCAGGGCAGCGCCAATAGCTGCCTTGATCTTGTCGAAATTGACGACGATCAGAATAACGGCCGCGACTACCGCCGCGACGATAGCCGCGACAAGGCCCACCGTGCCGGCCGCGATCAGGGCCGCGACCGCAGTAGCGATGGGGACGATGGCCTGGAGGGCGATGGCCAGCGCGCCGACGCCCACCGCAAGCTCGGCGAACAGCTTCGGGTTCGCACCGATGGCCGACAGCAGGCCCTGGAGCAGCGGGGTCAGGGTCTGGATGGCGCTGACGAGCAGGTCGCCGACAGCGGACGCGAAGGCGGCGATGTCCGGCGCGTTCTTCGACAGGGTGTCCGCGATCGAGGTGAGGAGCTGGAGGAACACCTTGCCGGCCGCGCCGGCGATCTCGCGCAGCGCGGAGCCGAGGGCCTGGAGCGCCTGAGTGCCGGCGGCCGAGCTGAGGAACTGGTCGAGCTGCCCGGTCAGCTGCTGGAGCAGGCCGAGGATTCCGCCGCCGCCGATGGCGTTGGACAGCTGGAAGAAGATCGACACCACGTTGCCGATGATGTCGAACAGCTGCCGGAACGCCTGGATACCGCCCTGGATGAACGAGGCCAGCTGCCCGGAGAAGCGGGCCTGAGCGACGAAGTCGGCGACCTTCTGAGCTGCCGCACCGGCCCCGCCGGTGAGGTTGGCGAAGGCCTGCGAGCCCACCACGCTGACGTCCCGCAGGATGCTCAGCAGCGGCACGACGGCCTGGCCGAGGTTGAACACGGCGGCCTGGCCGGTGTTGAAGGTGGTGGCCAGGTCGGCGCGCACGGTGCTGGCGGCGAAGAACTGGAGGACGCCCTGCGCCGTGGTGTTCAGCGCCGAGGCGAAGCCGGACAGGCCTGTGCGCAGGGTGGGCAGGAGCGTGGTGGACAGGGTGCGGATGCGGTCGCCGAAGCCCTGGAACAGCGCGTCCTGGACGTCGAGCTTCAGGCCGGTCAACTCGGGCTTGATACTGGCGATGGCCTGCGCGGTGTCCCGGGCGGCCGGGGACAGCTTCTGGAGGTCGGCGGCGAACTTGTCGGTGCCGATGTCCTTCACGGCCTGGCCGAAGCCCTGGGTGCCGATCTTAAGAGCAGCGACCGCGCCGACCACGGAGAAGATCGCGCCGGGGATCAGGCCGGCCGCGCCCGACAGGGCTATCACCGAGGTGATGACCTGGTTGATGCCGACGGCCAGCGTGGATACCACGCCGAGGCGCGTCAGGCTTGTGAAGATGGTCGAGGCGGCCTTACTGAAGCCGCCCTGGAGGTCGTTGAGCTGCGACTTTATCTTGCCGGCGAACGCCTTGAAGTCGGCCTCCGCCGTCTTCGGGTCCACCTTCGGCTTGATCTCCGCCTCGCGGGCGGCGGCCTCAGCGGCGGCCTTCACCTTCACGGCGAGGCCGGTGACGTCGATGTCGAACCCAAGCTTGACCGCCCGGGCCGCCTTCTGCGCCTCCAGGACGGCCGCCTTGACACCGGCGTTGAACCCCTCGGTGTCCAGCTCCATCTTCACGCGGATGTTGCCGGCGGCGGTCTGAGCCTCCTCCAGGGCCGCCTTGATCTCTCGCACAAGCTGGTCGTGGTCGATGCCCAGCGGAATCTGCGAGGTGGACGCCTCGCGCAGGGCAGCCTGGACCTTCGCACGGATGTCGGCAGCCAGCTCGGAGGAGTCGGCGGTGATGCGGACGCTGAGCTCGCCAACGATCTTCGCCACAGCGTCCGCCTCCCCTCAGTCTCCTTCGAGCACGCGCTCGAAACGGCCCATCTGCGCCCGGTGCTCGGGCAGCTTGCCCCACGTCTCGCGGTTCGGGGCCACCCTGTCACTGCTGTTGCGGAGCGCCTTGCCGGCCTTCTCCACCACGTCGTGCGGTGCGTCCAGCCAGATCGCGTACACCACATCTAGCCAGTCGGCCAGATTGTCTTGCAACGCGGATCGATCAGGCAGCTGTGCCAGCCGGCCCCGGATGTACGGCCCGTAGTTCAGGTCGTCGAAGACGAAGCTGGCCAGGACGGCTACTTGGCCGTACGGCCTTTTCCCGCCGCACCAGTGAGGGCCTGCCACGCCTGGAGGAGCTGCTCCACCGGCACCATGTACTCGTTGTCGTCGCTCCACAGGGTCCGCCAGCGGCGCAGCGAGGAGCCGGCCTCGAAGGCGTCGAAGCGGTTGGTCTCCGACCACGGCAGGAACTCGCCGTTGGGCGCGATGAAGCGGCTGTCGTCCTCGCCGTCGCCGGCGGGGCCGTCCTCGGCGGGGATCAGGTCGCCGGTGCTCGCTGACGGCCAGTCCACGTCGTCCTCGGCGCTGCCGAGCTCTTCGGCGGTCGGCGCGGTGGTGGGGAACCAGTCGGCCGGCGTGCCGTCGTCGTCGGCGAGCATGCGGCGTACGGACGCGATGAGGGCGTCCATCAGTCGCATGGCGTCCTTGGCGTTCTTCGAGTTGGCCAGTCGCGTGATGCGGGCCACCTGGAGCGGGTCAGACGTCGGGTACGCCTTGAAGGTGAAGGTGTCGCCGATGTCGGACGACCGCCAGAAAGTGAAGTCGAAGGTGGCGGCTTCGTTCCTGGTCGGCGAGACCTTGAACGAGCCGAGAGAGTTGGTCATGGTGTCGTCCCCTTGCTATCCAGCTGCGTAGATCATTGAGCGTTCAACGAAGTACGAGCCGCGCGTACCCGGGTGGTGAACGATCTTCGCGAACACCACTTGCCCGCTCCGGCTCACGAACCGCAGGAACTGCCGGTTCTTCGGCTTGATGATGTGCGGCCTGGTCCCCTGGTCCTCGAACAGGGTGTACGGCGTCTTCTTGTTGCCGGCGATCACCGACCAGCCGGGCCGCGCGTGCGACCGGATCGGCTGCTTGCGGATCGTCGACAGCAGGTAGCCGGTCCTCTTGCGCACGTAGGCCTGTTGGACACGCTGCACCCGGCTGGCCCGCCGCTCGATGTCGGCCATCACGGGACCGCCGCGCGCCATCACCCAGAAGCCGACCTCGGCTTCGTTCAGCGTGAAGTGCCCCTCGGCCATGGCTACACCAGCAGCGCTGCGGAGACGGTGACGGTGCCCTCGATGCCGACGAGCCCGCCGTTCGGTCCGGTGGGGATCACCACGCCGCCAGTGGCGAGGATGCCACCCCCGAAGTGCAGCACGCCGGTGTTGCCGGCGGTAGTGATGCTGCTACACCACTGGAACAGGGCCTGTGACAGGAGGCCGGCGTCCCGGATGGCGGTCAGGCCGCACGCGGTGATCTGCTCCTGGGTGGGCGGCTCGCCGTCGTCGTCCGATGTCGGGGCGCACCGCATCAGCTGCACCGTGAATAGGGCGTGGCGCAGCGAGTTGGTGATCAGCTGCTCCACCTGCATGGGTCCGGGCGAGCTGCCGGGGACGTCCATGTCGATGCCCGTGAGGGACAGCACCAGCTGCGCGCAGTCCTGGGCGATGAGCTGCACTTCGCCAGCTGCGATCACCTGGCGCTCGGGAAGCGGCTCGGCGTCGGTAGCGTTGGACCAGAAGTCGACGATGTAGGCCATCAGGTCTAGGGCCAGCTGCTTCGTGTTCAGGCCATGCTGAGGGGCGCTCACTTGTCGTCCAGCTTGGCCAGGGCCTCCGCGAGGCTCGCCTTCGGCTTACGAGCGGTGCTCGCCTTCGCCGCCGGCTTCCGTTGCGCGCCAGTTCCGGATGCCGCCTTCTTGCGCGTGACGGGCTTCGGCTCGACGAGGTCAGCCTCGGCGAGAGCGGCCTCCAGCGCGGCCGTGGCGGCTGCGTCCGGCTCGTCCTCGGGGAAGCTGTTCGCCGCCTCCACGCCGATTGCCTGCTCGATCTCCTGGCCGGCAGCGGTGAACTCGTCCATCGGCGTCACGGTCAGCGGCATCTCGGAGGTGACGTCCTCCGGCTGAAGCAAGCCGAGAAACCGCCCCCGAAGCGCCGACATCTGGGCCTGGGCCGGGTGGTGCGGGCTTCCGTACGGAGCCTTCGGGTCAATGCGCATCGTCGTCCCCTACGGTGCGAGAGTGGTAACGGGAAGATCAGGTGACCAAATGCTAGCCGCCTGCGGCCGAGACTGCGGATTCACCGCGCCCAACCACAGGTCGACCAGGTACAGGCCGGTCCGGCCCTGCGACAGGAACGTCTGCGGGTCGATGACGGTCATGGTGACGCCCTCGCGCGACACGCTGGTCACGCGGTCGGGCAGCTTGCAGCCCTTGATGTCGTTCAGGCTCTTCGCGAACTCGGTGCCCAGCTGCACCACGGCCTCGACCGCGCCCATTGGCGGCGGTGAACCGTACTGGTAGGTGATGCTGGTCGAGTCGTCGCAGACGCTCCATCCCAGGCCGTCGGTGCGCCGGAGCCAGCCGGTGCGCTCCAGCTCGAAGTCCGTGAACGGGTCGCCGTTGATGGTGACCGACGTGACGGCAGTGATCTTGTTGCGCGGCAGCCGCACGGCCAGCGGGGCCAGGATGTGCACGCCGGCCCAGCCGAACGCCGGCGGCAGCCAGCCGTCCACCCAGCTGCTGGCCAGCCAGCACGAGCACGAGCCCCACGTCTGGTGGTAGGGCCACGCGCCCCGACCGGGCGTGGCCGCCACGGAGCGCAGCACCGCCGTCTCTTCGCAGCCCTGGCCGAGCCACTGCCGGCCCGACAGCATCCACAGCACCTCGGAGGCGAACATCAACGGCTTGAGCCACGCGTCGTCGTCGGTGAGGGCGAGCTTCGTCTTCACCGCCTCCGGCACGTCCCCCGGGGTGGCCCACGGCGAACACAGCACCGGGGAAGTCGGTGCGGGCTCGGTCATGGGAACCACCTTCCGGGGGACGTCTGGCCGGGGGACGGTCGGCCAGCCAGTGGGGTACTACGGGCCAGCGGTCACCGCGTGGAACCCTGGGGTCAGGGTGGGGATGGTGGCCTCCCGCAGATACTGCCAGACGCGCGAGGCGTCGCGGGTGAAGTCCAGTGCCGGGCCGGTGCCCCACCCGGTGTTTTCGGACGCGGTGCCCTCGAAGACGGGGGTGAGCGCGTTGCTCGCCTCCGCCGTCACCTCGGACGACAGCTTCAGCTGCACGCGCGGCACGATCCAGTGGAAGTAGGGCAGCGACGCGGAGATCGTGCCGTTGCCGAGAGCGTTGGTCCAGAACTCCAGCGAGATGCCGTTGGGGTTCGGGACCGCGCCGACGGCCGGGGCCTGATAGCCCAGATCCGGGGCCGGCGAGCCGGTGCCCTCGTACACGGTGCCGCCCAGGACGAACGCCATCACGTTCGGGTCCGGGGTGCACACGGTCAGGTCCTTGATCGTGCCCTGCTTGAGGGTCGACGGGGCCTGGTAGTAGAGGCAGATGCCACCGGCACCGTTCTCGCCCTTGACCGCGTCCGGGTCGTCGTACTCCAGGCCCAGGCTCACCTTCGCCAGCGCGGTCGTGGTGTAGCTACTGGTCGTGCCGACCAGCATCGTCCCGTCCGCGTTCAGCTTCGTCAGCCGCATACCCAGTGCGAACAGCGAACCCTGGTTGTCGTACGTCATGTCAGTTCACCTTCTTCACGGGGTAGTGACGTCACCCGGCAGGGCGACGGCGAGGCCGAAGTGGCCGCACGGGTCGTAGGTGGCAGCGCCAGCGCGCTCCGCCACGAAGGTGCGGGT